AGTTTATGACGATATAAGGTTAAGTTATTTTAGTACAGAAAATCTTAAATATAACAAATTAAAAAAATGGTATAATGATTATAAAAAAAACAAGTTACATCGTTAATAGTTAAGACAAAATAAAATTGATTAATCAATCTTTTTCAATTATGGATAAAAGAAAATATAATGGAGGCAAAAGAGTAGGAGCAGGTAGAAAGCCTAAATCTGAAGAGCAAGATTTAATAGAAAAATTAGATTTGATTATTAACGAAGAAGATGTTATAAAACAACTTAAAGAATTAATAGCAGACGGAGATTTAAGAGCCATACAGCTTTATCTAAATTATCGTAGGGGTAGACCTATTGAAACTAAAGACATAACAATAAATGAAGATATGCCTTTGTTTATAGATTAGTATGCAAGTTAAAAAAACCTTAGCCTTAAATAAACTACTAAACCTAAACAGTAGAACTAAGATTATTAGAGGAGGGAGTTCAGCAGGAAAAACAATAGCTATTCTTATAATCCTAATTGACTATGCTATTAAAAACAAAGGCAAAGAAATAAGTGTAGTATCAGAATCTATTCCTCACTTACGTAGAGGAGCTTTAAAAGACTTTCTAAGTATCTTAAAGAGCCTGAATAGGTATTATGAAAAGAAGTTCAATAGAAGTACTTTAAAATACGAATTTAGTAATGGCTCTTATATAGAGTTTTTCTCCACAGACCAACCGGACAAACTAAGAGGAGCAAGAAGAACAGACTTGTACATAAACGAATGTAACAATGTGCCTTTTGATGCTTACCAACAACTAGCAGTTAGAACAAGTGGAAACATCTGGCTAGACTATAATCCTGCAAATCTATTTTGGGTAGATAAAGAACTGATAGGACAGAGTGATACTGACTTTGTTACACTAACCTACAAAGACAATGACAGTCTACCAGAATCAATAGTTAAAGAAATAGAGAAAGCAAGAGACAAAGCTAAGACTTCTACATACTGGGCTAATTGGTGGAAAGTATATGGATTAGGTGAAATAGGAAGCTTAGAGGGAGTTTGTATTTCTGACTGGAAAGAGATTGATAAGATACCAGAAGATGCAAGACTGCTTTGTGGAGGCATGGACTTTGGCTATTCTGTTGACGCTTCAACTTATATAAGATTATACAAATGGAATAGTGCTTACATATTTGATGAAATGCTTTATAGAAAAGGTATGCACAATAGAGATATTAGCTTATTTTTTACAAACCAACATATAAGAGAAAACATTTATGCTGATTCTGCAGAACCTAAATCAATAGCTGAATTAAAAAACTATGGTCATGCAGTTTATCCTGTAACAAAAGGTAGAGATTCAATTATCTATGGAATTAATTTAATGAATCAAAATGAAATCTATGTAACTAGAAGAAGTAAGAATCTAATTAAGGAGCTTCAGGGTTATATATGGGCAAAAGACAAAGAGGGTAATGACTTACAAAAACCTACTGGAACACATCCAGATTGCATTGATGCAGCTAGATATGCTTTAATGATGCAGCTAGAAAATCCAAACAGAGGAGAATATCATTTTTATTAAATAAATACATAAAGTATTGCATAGTATTACAAATAGTATTATATTAGCAGTATAATTGCAATGAAGCAGTTATGTAAACAAAAAAATAATAAATATGAAAATGCCTAAAAACAGAGATTACGTTGATTACAATGCCTTAAATCCTATTCAGAAACAATACATAAATGATTGTATTTTGTTAGAAAATTTAGGAAAGCCAAATGACTTATTAGACGACTTATACAGAGCGGCTTATTTAAAAGATAATTAATAATTAAACAAAATATTTAAATGAAAGAAAAGAAAATACCTATAAGCTTTAGACTTGACAAAGATATTCTAGACAAAGTAAAGATTAAAGCTGAGAAAGAAAACAGGTCTATAAACAATACAGTAGAAACCATTCTCAAACAATCTTTAAAATAATCTTCACACCCTTTCATCTGAGAGGGTTTTTTTTTGCAATAGGGTGGAGTACACTTTGTGATTTTATCGTACATATAGTATGAAAGTTAAAATCCTAGTACCTGAAACACTATCAGAAATAACATTAGAGCAATATCAAAAGTTCTTAAAGATTTCTAATGACAATGAAGATAGTTTGTTTCTGCAACAGAAAATGGTAGAGATATTCTGCAACATTGAATTAAAGAATGTGCTAAATATTAAATACACCTCCATAAACAAAATAACAAAACACCTTAACAAACTGTTTGAACAAAAACCAAAGTTTATTACATCTTTTAATAGAGGTGAGTTAGAATTTGGATTTATACCTAAGCTAGACGATATGACCTTTGGAGAATATGTAGACCTAGATTCCACATTAACAGACTGGGAAACTATGCACAAAGCTATGGGTGTATTATTTAGACCTATAACACTTAAACAAAATAACAAGTATTTAATTGAGGACTATGAGACATATGACAAATACGATATGCAGAAAATGCCATTAGATATTGTACTTGGTTCATTAGTTTTTTTTTGGAGTTTAAGCAAAGAGTTAATGAATCATATTCCGAGTTATTTCAAACAGGAAGTGGAGAATCTGACCTCTCAGCAAAAGCAAACTTTGGAAGAAAGTGGAATTGGTATTCAAGCATTTATAGACTTAGTAACTCAGACGTTACCCAAATTGATGAAGTTACCAAGTTACCAGTCCATCAATGTTTAATGTTTTTGACTTTTGAAAAAGAGAAAATAGAACTTGAAAGAAGAATGATAAAGAGTAAGATATGAAAGAGTTTTTAGTAGAGGAGCTTTATGAAAGAGGATTAATTCCTTATGATGAAAGTATTGTTCTAGCTGAAGGCTTTGAAGATGCTATGGTTGGCATATCTACTACTAATCCTAAAAGAGCTATATACGATTATTGGAAATGTCTGGATTGTTTAATAAAAGCAAAAGTCACACAGGAAGTTTTTGAATTTGATGCAGCTTTAGAATGGCTAGACGATTACATAAAAGAAGCAAACAATAGTGATATAAACTCATTCACTCCAATATTTATAAAAACAATATGACAACTTATTATAATATAATTGACACACTTAAAACAGCTTTAGAAGCAGAACCTTTTGTTAATACTGTAAGCTATGGAAACATCTATGACATTGACTTAGCTAAACAAACCATATTTCCATTATCACACATTATGGTCAATCAAGCTACTATCTCTGCTCCAACAACAACATTTAATGTGACTATTATGTGCATGGATATTGTAGACAATCCTAAAACAGAAAGTGCTTCTGCATTTCTAGGAAACTCTAACGAGCAAGACATTCTAAACACACAGCTTAATATAGCAGCTAGAATAGTAAGTAAGCTAATGAGAGGAGATTTATTTAGCGACTTGTATCAGGTAGAGGGAACAGCAAGCTGTGAGCCTTTTAACGAAAGGTTTGAGAATAGTTTAACAGGATGGGCAGTAACTTTTGACGTAGTAGTTCCAACAAATATGACAATTTGCTAATGGAATTAAAAGAGATACAAAGAGAGTTGAATAGGTTTGGAAAGTATGTAGTCCAACAATCAAGAAGCAATCTTACTAAACAAAAAAAGAATGTAAATAAAACACTTTATAATTCTATTGGATATAACCTAGAGAAAACTGCTGAGGGTTTCAGTCTGTCTTTTGAAATGGAAGATTATGGAGAATTTCAAGATAAAGGGGTGAGTGGTATAAAAAGAAAATTTAACACACCTTTTAAATACACAAATAAAATGCCTCCTCCTAAAGCATTTGATAAATGGGGAGTAATTAAAGGAATAGCTCCAAGAGGTAAAGGAGGACAGTTTGAAAAACGTAAATCATTAGACTTTGCTTTAGCTAAAAGCATTTATTACAAAGGTATAAGACCAAGTATGTTTTTTACTAAACCCTTTGAAAAAGCCTTTGAAAGACTGCCTGAAGAATTAGCAGAATCATTAGTAAAAGACATAACAGAAAATATTTAAAACATGAGTGCAATAATAAATGCTAGAAGTCCATACTTTATAAAAATAACTCCCTCACAGGGAAGTATAGAATCAGCAACAATGACATTGTATATTTACTCAGGTACTTATACAGCTTCTCCATCTCCATCACAATACACATTAACAAAAACAGCCATATCAGGAAACAACTATATAGCCTTTGAAATAAGCTCACTTGTCAAAGATTATTTAGAAACAGAGTATGGAAACTTTTCAACAGACGGAGTTTGGGTTAAAACCTCTACTGTTATAACTAAAGATTCTGGAACAACAACTGCAACAACAGCAAACAAGCTAGTAGACAGCACTCAAAACTTTACAACTTCAGTCCAAATTGGTGATACTGTTAACAATACTACAGACGGAACAACAGCAACTATTTCTGCAATAGATAGCAATACTACTCTTAGCCTAAGTTCCGATATTATGACAAGTGGAGAAACTTATAACATAAGACAAACAGCAGCAGCAGAAGATGCCACTCCTTACTTAGCTTTTGATGGGTTTGGATATTTTGAAGAAGGTGTAAACCCTAGAACAGCTACAAATCCTATAAACACAGTAGTCACAGGAACAACCGATGGAGTAACAGTAGCTTTTAAATTACAAGACTCAACTCAAAACTTTTTAGACACAGTAAGTCTAGGAGATACTGTAAACAATTTAAGTGAGGGAGGTAGTACTACAATTAGTGCTATAGAAAGTAATACATCATTAGCATTAGCTGCTGATATTATGGTTTCAACTCCTGACAATTATAGCATTGTAGCTAGACCTGATTACACACCTGCTTTATTACAAAGCAATACAACTATATATTTTAAACAGGGTACTGACATTGTCTTTCCAGTATTTGCAGAAGCAGAGCCTACAATAACATTTATAAGTGGAGGAGGAGCAAACATCAAATGGGAAAGGACTGATGAGTTCTGGAACTTATACCAAAATTACTGGGGTTCTATTTTAACTCCTATTGTAGTTCCTGATTCTACCGATTCAACAGAAAAGATAGTTTACATAAGAGTAACTCCGACTCTGACATTACAAACAGGAGATACTATTACAGTAGTTTCTACTAAGACAGGCTATGAGCAAAGTTTTACTTTAACCCTAGAGGCTGTATGTGAGCCTAAGTATGAGCAACTACAAGTAATCTTTTATAACAAGTTTGGAGCTTTACAAATCATGCCATTTTTTAAAAGGTCACAAAAAAGCTTAAGTGTTAAAGGAAGCACTTACAACAGAAATATAATGGACTTTACCTCTTCTCCTAGTTATGATATTTCTAAACATAGTATTGCAACCTATGGAGTCAATGGTAGTGAATCTATTGAAATGAATACAGGATTTATTAACGAGAGCTTTAACGAAGTCATTGAAGAAATAATGCTTAGTAAACAAATATTTGTAGATGACGGAAACAATGTCTTGCCAATAAACATAAAAACTAAAAGCTTAACATTTAAAAAAGGAGTCAATGAAGGACTTATAAATTATACGATGAGCTTTGATTATGCCTTTAGCACTATAAACAACATTAAATAATGCTAGCACTACAAATTTATATTAACGGGCTAAGAGCTGATATGTTCAAAGACGAATCAGTCAGTATTACTCAGTCTATACAAAACGTAAGAGATGTAGGTAAAATATTTACTGATTTTACTAAGTCTTTTAATTTACCTGCCTCACAAAATAACAATAAGATATTTAAACACTTTTACAACTTTAATATTGATGCAGGCTTTGATGCCAGAACTAAAATTAGTAGTAAGCTAGAATTAAACTTTTTAGAATTTAAGACAGGAGTATTGCAGCTCAATGGAGTTAAAATGAAAAACAATCAGGCTAGCTCATACAATGTAACATTTTTTGGAAATACAGTAAACCTAAAAACTTTATTAGCTGAAGATAAACTAGACGTTTTAAACCTTTCTGCTTATGACCACACCTATTCAAAGCTAATAGTAAAAAATGCTTTACAATCAGACACCTATCTAAGTAATGGAGCTATTGTCTATCCTTTAATACAAGCTGAAGAAGGAAGATACTTTTTTAATTCAGATGCAACAAATGAAGAAGATTTTAATGTTCACTATCAGAGTAATGGACAGGGTTCATTAAATCATGGTATTGTTTATACGAATTTAAAACCTGCCATAAGACTACAAGAAATTATAGATGCTATTGAAGCTAGATATACAGTTGCTAATGGATTTCCTAGCGACATTGTCTTTTCATCAGACTTTTTTAATAACTCTGAGCCTTTTGCAAGTTTATATTTATGGCTTGCTAGAAACAAAGGAAGAATAGGAACAAATACAGACGGACAACAAGTTTTAACTAGAGTAATTGGTAACTGGCAACTTTCAGGAAGTGACAATTATTCTTTTAACTTAGGAAACACCACTTGGAGTGTGAATATAAACACAGCAGACAAAATAGTTTATTTTGCTATATTAAGCATAGCTCCTACCGACAACTCAATAGTCTACACAGCTTATGCTATTGACAATGTATCTAACACTAGAATTGCTGAAATAACAAATGTAACAGGTAGTAATCCTTTGACTTTTACATTGGATGAAAATACTGCTGCTAATTATGAAATTCAATGGGTAGTAGAAAGCACCTCTGCCTTATCGTTTACTCCAACTTTAGAACTAACAGCAAATGATATTTTAAACTTTGGTGGAGGAACAAACAACTATGTAGTTAATGGAGGCACTAACGATACACTAGGCTTTGTTTATATTAATCAAAATGTGCCTGACATTAAAATTATAGACCTACTTACAGGCTTATTTCAGACTTTTAATTTAACTGCTTTTGTTAATGACCAGAACATTATTGAGGTAAAAACATTAGATAGTTTTTATGCCACTAGCAATTCTTATGACATTACTTCTCATGTTGAAATGAATACTAGTGATATTAATATGGCTTTGCCTTATAATGACATACAGTTTAAATTTCAAGAGCCAGATTCTTTTTTAGCTATAAATTTTAACAGAATACAAAATCAAGTGTTTGGAGATTTGCTTAGTCCTCCCTCAAGAGATACTTCTATTGATGTTGGTACTAAATACACCATAGAACTCCCTTTCGCTAAAATGGTTTATGAAAGATTGTCTGACCAAAACAGTTCATCAACTCTTACTAACAATCAAAGTGAAATACAATGGGGATGGAGTGTCAATGCAGACCAAGAAACTGATTTGACAAAACCTTTAATATTTTATAACGTTAACCAGACTATAAGTAGTGCAGATTCTAAACTTTCATTTAAAGACGGCATAAGCTCAAATGAAGCAGCACCACTAACAACTTACAACAGACCTTCTAATGTTAATTTAAACTCCTCGCAGACTATTAATTTTGGAAGTGAGGTTGATGAGTATACAGGAACTACAAACAACCAAAGTCTGTTTCAGAATTACTACTCTTCTTACATCTCCGATGTATTTAATATAAAAAGAAGAATAACTAAGGTTAAAGCCTACCTGCCTTTAAGCATTTTACTTAACTACAATTTAAACGACAAGTTTATTATCAATGACATTAGTTATAAAATAAATACAGTTAAAACCAATATGCTAACAGGAGAAAGCAGCTTAGAACTTTTAAACGAATTATCATGATAGGACAAATACTAGAGTTAATAAAAATAACCAAATGTAAAAGTGAGTTTTCACAAATTGCATTAGGTAAAAACAAAATTCCTGAAACCTTTAAAGAAGTTTATAATCATATTAAATATTTTAAATAATGAAAAGTATTCCAATAGAATTAAAGGTAAACACTAAAAATGCAGAGGCTAGTTTAGAAGATGTTGTAAAAAGTTTACAGCTTATAAATGAGACTTTAGTAGACAATCAAAAAGAAAGTCAAGAAGCTTTCAAAAAACTAGATAAAGGTGCAAAAAATTCAAATAAAAAACTTTCTTTACTTAGCAAAGGTGTTAATAAACTTAAAAAAGGGTTTACAGGAGTTGGTTTAGCATTTAAAGCTATTGGATTTGGTTTAATTTTAAAAGCTTTTGAAACCTTTACTGCAATATTGGGAGAAAATCAAAAAGTAGTAGATTTTGGCAATACCATATTCCAAACTACTGCTAAAATATTTACTGACATCACTAATGGAGTGATAGAATCGTTTACTTCTTTTGAAAATTTTAAAGGTGCTATAGCTAGAGTAGGAAATAGTATAAAAACTTTATTAATGCCTACCATTATAAAAGCACAGATAGGATTTAAAACATTACAATTAGCAGCAAAAACATTATTTGATAAAAAAGATACTGAAGGAATTGAAAGACTTGCAGGAGAAATTGCACAACTAGGAACGGATTTAATTGATGCTTCTAAAGAACAAAAAGAATTAACTACTAATGTTACTAAATATGTAAAATCTACTTTTCAAGCAGCACAGGCTAACACACAGTTAGCTAATTCAGCACAGCTTTTAAATGCAGAAAATCAGGGTTTACTAGAAAAATACGATAGAGAAGCAGAAATACAAAGACAATTAAGAGACGATACCTCAAACAGTATACAAGTAAGAATTGAAGCTAATGAAAAATTAGCAGAAGTATTAGATGAGCAAGAAAAGACAATGAAGAAAAATGCTCAAGTTGCAGTTGAGTCAGCAAAAGCAGCTTTAGATTTAAATAAAGATAATGTAGCTCTACAAGTAGCTTATACAGAGGCTTTAAATGAACAAGCTGCTATTGAAGCTACCGTTACAGGGTTTAGGTCTGAGCAACAGACAAATTATAATGCTTTATTACAGGAACAAAAAGATTTAGATTTAGAATTAAAACAAATAGGATTAGATGATGTTGAATTAGCCAAATTAGAAGCACAAAATCAATTAGACATACAAACTGCATTAATAGATAAAGAAGTTGAAAATGAAGAACGAAAAAACGCTCTTTTATTAAAAGCTCAACAAGATTATCAAAAACAAATATCTAAAATTAATGCTGATGCTGCTAAAACAGATGTAATAATAACAAAACTAACAGAAGAACAAAAGCTTAACATTATATCAGGAGCTTTAGGAGGGATTGCTAATCTTGTAGGTCAAAGTAGTGGATTTGGGAAAGCTATTGCAGTTACTCAAGCAGTAATTGATACTTATGCAGGAGCTAATAAGGCTTTAGCACAGGGAGGTATTTTTGGCCCTATAGCAGCAGCAGGAATTATTGCAGGAGGTCTTGCTAATGTTAAAAATATAGTTTCTACTCAAACACCTGCAGCACCTGCTGCATTATCTGGTGGTGGTTCTGGTGGTGGTTCATCTGCTGCTGTATCAGTTGCACCAAGTCCTCCTGCATTTAATATAGTAGGAGCATCAGAAACAAATCAGTTAGCAGGAGCAATAGGAAGTCAAGCTCAAGAGCCAGTCAAAGCTTTTGTAGTGGCTAATGATGTAACTACTGCACAGAGTTTAGATAGAAATATTGTCGAAGGTGCAAGTATAGGGTAACACTTTTAAAAATTATCGTACATATATTATGGATATAATAGAATTATTTTTAGACGAAGAAAACGAACATTCAGGAATAGAAGCTATTTCAGTTGTTGAATCTCCTGCAATAGAATCAGATTTTATTGCACTTAAAAACCAAGAAATCAGAATGGCACAGGTAGATAAGGAAAAACGAATCCTTATGGGTGCTGCTTTAATACCTAACAAACCCATTTATAGAAAGAATGAGAAAGATGAAGGCTATTATGTCTATTTCTCCACAGATACTGTAAAAAAGGCATCTGAAATGTTTTTAATAAGAGGCAATCAATCAAAAGCAACTTTAGAGCATCAAATGGCTATACAAAACCTAACAGTTGTTGAATCTTGGTTAGTAGATGACCCTAAAATGGATAAATCAGTAAAATATGGTTTAGATGTACCAAAAGGGACTTGGATGGTGTCGATGAAAGTCAATAATGACGAAATATGGAATGATTATGTAAAAACAGGTAAAGTCAAAGGATTTTCAATAGAAGGATTTTTCTCAGACCAAGCTAACAGACCTAAAGAGCAAATAGAGGAAGAATTATCAGAAGAAGTGCTTTCTAAAGAATTAATAGCAAAAATAAAGGATATTATTTGCAAAGGTTGTGACAATCAAAATAAACAATATGATAAGAAAGAAGAAATTTAAAAACCTAGCACACAATTCTCCTAAAGCCAGTCGCAGAGGGTGTTTGTGTAAAGACAACACTTATAGTGTGGATTGTTGTGATGGCTCACTTCATGCACAGGGCATAGGTAAAACTCAGGCAAGCTAAAAAAAGTGGAAACACTTTTGACTTTTGTCGTACATATAATAAGCAATTAAAAAATATTTAAATGAAAGCATCAGAAATAGTTGAATCAATAAAACAAGTTCTAGGAATGGAACTAGCAGAAGTTAAAGTAGAGTTAGAAGAAAGAAAACTTGAAAACGGAACTAGAATAGAAGCAGAATCTTTTGAAAAAGGTAAAGCTGTATTTATTTTGACAGACGATGAAAAAGTAGCTATGCCAGTTGGTGAGTACTTATTTGAAGATGGCACTTTATTAGTAGTTGAAGAAGAGGGAGTTATTGGAGATGTAAGAGAAGATGTTGACGATGAAGTTCCACAAAAGGAAGAAGCAGGAGAAGAAAAAGAAGAAATGAAAGAAGAAGAAGAAATGGATGAGGAAGCTGATGTAGCAGACTGGAAAGGCATGGAAAAAAGAATTAAAAACTTAGAAGATGCTATTGCTGATTTAAAATCAGATAAACAAGACAGAAATTCTAAAGAAGAAGAAGTGTATTCAAAAGAAGAAAAAGTAGAAGAAAAAGTAGAAGCAGCGAAAGTTGAATTAAATGAAGTTGAAGTTTCTGCAGAACCAATTAATCACAACCCAGAAAAGGTTGAGAAAAGAGAAAGAGTGCATTTAGCAAAAGGAAGAGCGAGAAGCACTATGGATAGAGTATTAGAAAAATTAAATAATCACAAATAACAATTAAATTTTAAAACATGAGTAATCACAAAGTCGATTTAGCGACAACAGTTAACATTACCTCTACTTTTAGCGGTTCTTGGGCAAATAAGTATGTCTCAATCGCTTTATTAAGTGGTAAAACTTTAGACAATGGAGGTGTAACAATTATGCCAAACATTGACTACAAATATGTCATCCAGAAAGGAGCATTTGATTCAAACTTTATTAAAGATGCAACCTGTGACTTTACAGATACGGGTGCAGTAACTCTTACAGAAAGAGTACTTACTTTAGAGGAGTTCCAAATCAACTCTGAATTTTGTAAAAAAGAATTTTCTCAAACTTGGCAAGCTGCTGAAATGGGTTATTCTGTATTAAATCAAGACCTCCCAAAATCATTCCAAGAATTTATCATTACACAATTTGCTGCTAAAGTTGCAGACAAATATGAGCAAGTTATTTGGAACGGAACTAACGGAAACACAGGTGAGTTTGATGGATTTACAACTTTATTTGCTGCTGACGGAGATGTAATTGATGTAGCTGCTGTAGGTGGTGGAATTAATGCTGCAAATGTAATTGCTGAATTACAAAAAATAGTAGCTGCTATTCCTGCAACTGTTTACGAAAAAGAAGATATGCATGTTTATATAGGAACTGATATTTTAAGATTCTACATTCAAGCTTTAGGCTTAGTAGGTGCAGGTTCAGGTATTGACAACAAAGGAACACTTTGGTATAACGGAGTTCCTTTAACTATTGACGGAATTAAATTATTCCACTCACCAGGTATGCCTGCTAACAAAGCAGTAGCAGCTCAATCATCTAATTTATATTTCGGTACTGGATTACTTTCAGACATGAACGAAATTAGAATTATTGATATGCAAGACATTGATGGTAGCCAAAATGTGAGATTTATCATGCGTTGGAAGGCTGGAATTTCCTACGGTTTGGGAAGCGAAGTAGTATTATACGCTTAATAGTAAGTAAATAAAGTTTAACCTTTTAAAATAAATAAATATGTCATGTAATTTAAGTGCAGGTAGAGCAGTCCCATGTAAAGATGTAGTAGGGGGGATTCAAAAGGTTTTCTTTGTTGACTTTGGTGGACTGGGAACAATAACATACACAGCAGATGAAATAACAGATGCAAGTGGAACTTTCTCAGCTTATGAGTACGATTTAAAAGGAGGTAGTTCTTTAGAGCAAACAATAACAAGCTCAAGAGAAACAGGAACGACTTTCTTTGAACAAGTCCTTACTCTAAATCTTACTAAATTAAGTAAAGAAGATAATGTACAAATAAAGCTATTAGCTTACGGAAGACCTCAAGTTGCAGTCGTTGACAACAACGGAAATGCTTTCTTGATGGGTATTGAGTTTGGAGCTGAAGTAACTGGAGGAACAGTTGCTACAGGAACAGCTATGGGTGATTTAAGTGGATACACTTTAACGCTTACAGCTCAAGAAAAACTTCCTGCTAATTTTATATCAGGTGCAACATTGGCTAATCCTTTTGCAGGCTTGTCAAGTGCAACTGAAACAATAGTAGTAGGTACTAATAGCTAAAAAACGATAGGTTTCTTTTCATTAAGTTTTGTTTAGGTTAGAAAGGGGTACTTTAACGAGTCACCCCTTTTTATTTAAAAATTAAGTTATGATAATACTAAGGGAGGTAAATACATTACAGACAATTAAAGTAATTCCTAGAGAATATAGCACCAATATTACTTATGCAGTAAACATAACTAGTGATTCTGAAAATAAGAATGTTTATTCTCACAATTTTACTGACGAGTTTACTTTAGATAAATACTGGTATCAGTTTAGTGATTTCTTTACAGGTTTAGAGGAAAATAATTTTTATACATTAAGCATAACAAGATACCAAAAAGAAGTTTTTAGGGGAAGAATCTTTTGCACTAATCAATCTCCAATAAGCACATTTAGTGTTAACTCTGGAGAATACACAACCACGACCTCAACTAATGAATTTATATTCTATGAAGCATAAAAGCGACATTCACATTTTAAATCTAAACTCTTACGAAGCACCAAGAGTTTATGAAGAAAGAAACCAAGATTTTGTCTCCATTGGAGATAATAACGACTACTATCAATATGTCATAGACAGATATATTGGTTCTACTACTAATCATGCTATTTTAAATGGAGTTACCAATTTTGTTTATGGTCATGGAATAGATGCTACTGATTCTAGTGAAAAACCAGAGCAGTATGCACAGATGAAATCATTACTTAAAAATAAAGACCTATTTAGAGTAGTACAAGACTTTGTAATTTTAGGAGAAGGAGCTTTTCAAGTAACTTATAATACAGAGAGAAAAATAAGCAAGCTAACCTACTTCCCTAGACAAACTTTAAGAGCCGAGAAATGCAACGATAAAGGGGAAATAGATGCCTATTACTACCACCCTGACTGGAAAGACTACAACAGAAACGATAAACTTAAAAGGATACCTGTATTTGGGACATCTAAAGAGTTGAATGAAATATTTATTGTTAAAAAATACGTTGTTGGATTTCACTATTATAGCCTACCTAGCTATGCTGCTTCAATGCCTTATGCACTTTTAGAAGAAGAAATTTCAGCATACTTAATTAATGAAACACAAAATTCTTTTTCAGGAACTAAAGTTGTTAATTTTAACAATGGAGTACCTGACAAAGAGAAACAAATCCAAATAAAAAACGACATCTTAGGTAAGCTTACAGGTTCTATTGGTGACAAAGTGATAGTTGCCTTTAATTCTAATCAAGAATCTGCTACAACTGTTGAAGATATATCACTAAACAATGCTCCAGAACATTATGCTTATTTAGCTGAGGAGTGTGTTAAGAAATTAATGGTAGGACATAGAATTACTTCTCCTCTTTTACTAGGAATTAGAGAATCTGGAGGAGGACTAGGGAATAATGCTGATGAAATACAAACAGCTACCGATTTATTCTTAAACATCGTAATTAAGCCTGCTCAGGACATTGTTATTGATGCTATAGATGACCTTTTAGCCACTAATGACATAGCTCTTAATCTTTACTTCAAAACGCTTAAACCATTAGACTTCATGGATGAAGATACTGATTTAACAGACGAACAAGTTGAAGAGGAAACAGGAATAAAGCAAGAAGATATAGATGAAGAAAAAGTAGAGGTAGATTTGAAAAAAATAGATGGCAAACTTGTTTTTGAAACTCCTGAAGAAGCAGAAGAGCAAGCCGAGAAGCTAGGTTGTAAAGGTTCGCATACACATGAAGATGAAGATGGAAAAACTTGGTATATGCCATGTGAATCACATGATGACTATCCACAGTCTATGAGTTTAACTAAAGAGGATTTAAATGAAGAGGAAACTAAAAACATCTTAGGTATTCTAGCAGAAGCAGGTGAGAAAATGAGTGATAATTATGTTTATGTAGATGAAATAGATGCTGATGACGATGTAGACAATGAGGACTGGGCAAACTACCTTATAAATGAGAAAAAAAGTACTCTTTCTAAAATTAAAGGACTGCTAGGACTTGCTGATGAAATAGATTCTAAAAAGAAAGGAAGTTCATATAGTGACTTAGATTCTAAAAATGGATTATATAAAATAAGATATACTTATGCAATAGGCTCAAACAAGCCAAGTAAAACACAAAGAGACTTTTGTGCAAATATGATGGACATGGCTAGAGCAGGTATTGTATGGACTTTAGAAGATATTGATAGAGCAAGCAGAGAGGGTGTAAACAGAGAGTTAGGTCATAAAGGTAGAGCTTACGATTTATTTAAATTTAAAGGAGGTATTTATTGCAGACATAAATGGAGAAAAGTTTTATACAGACTAGAAAGCAATACTGAGCCTTCTGAAAATCTTTCTAATTATAAAAAGACTAGAACTATTCCTAAAACATATAACAGAAATCCTAGAGGTTCAAAACAGGCTGCAACTGCTCCTGAAAATATGCCTAATAGAGGAGCATACCCAAAATAAAATTTAAACTATGGCACAGGTATTATTTATAAACAGAGACGACTTAGTAAGGTTCACATCAGCTAATGGAAATATTGATACAGATAAATTCATACAATATATTTTTATTGCACAGGAAATTCAAATACAAAGATTTTTAGGAACTGAATTATATAATCAACTTGAAACTAAAATTGCTAATAACAATTTAGCAGGTCATTATTTGACTTTAGTGACAGATTATATAAAACCA